CCATTATCGAGGAAGGCACAAAGGTAATGGCGGCGGTCCATAAGGGGCTGCACCAATCGCGAACCGAAGAACTGGAATTATTGAGGGATTTGATTGCCGAAGACCCGTCGATGTTGACGAGGTTCTCACGCAATCATGATCGGAAATGGGAGCTTGTCGAGGAATTTCGGGACTTCAATCTCACGCCGGCCAGTGATCCCAATACCCCATCGCATATTCATCGGGTTATGCGGGCGATTGGGTTGGCGCAGTTGGCGCAGTTGTTCCCTGACATCGCTAATCGGCCAGAGATTTATAAATCAATTTTGCAGGCGATCCGTGTTGATGATGTTGATCGTTACGTCAATCAAATGCCCGCTGGACCTGCGCCTGATCCGAAGCAGGCCAACGACCAAAGCAAGCTCCTTGTGGCGCAAATTCAAGCCTCGACTCGTCAAGCGGAGACACAGGCGAAGATACAAGATTCCGCGCTAGAGCGAGAGAGCAAGGAACGTATCGCGGCGATGGGCGAACAGACCGAACGCCTGAAGGTCGCTGCCGATGTTCAGGGCGACATCACCAAGATGCACGACTCTGCCGCCGAGCGAGCGCAGGACGCGCAGCAAGCCCACGCCCAGCGCATCCACGAGACCGTACAGAACAGCATTGCACCCCGGAGGGCCTTCTAATGCACCCTTACCAGAACGACGCCAAGAAATCCCAGGCCCGCATGCTGGCGCGCTACGCCGCCAAGTCGGCGGTAGAGGCTGTCCATGCCCATGAACGCCACGATCACAAGGGCGAGCCGCTGACAAATCTCTCCGCCGTAAAAGGCGGCGGGAAAGTCCAGGGAGCAGCATCAAAGCCGCGTCTTGATAAGTTCGCGCGAGGCGGCAAGGTCCGTCACGGTGGCCCGAGCAAGATCAATATCGTGATCGCCACGGGGAAATCGGATCAGCAGCCGCAAGCGGTGCCGGTTCCGGTGCCAAAGCCCGTTCCGGTCCCGGTGAATGCCGGTCATCCGCCGATGCCGCCGCCTGCTGCTCCCGCTGGGATGCCCCCCGGAATGCCGCCTGGGATGCCTCCCGGTGCCCCGCCGATGATGCCGCGACCGGGCATGAAACGTGGCGGTGCCGTGAAAGGCCAATTTGCTCTTTCTGATGCGGGTTCTGCCGGCGGTGCGGGCCGGTTGGAAAAGGCCGAAGCCTACAGCGGTAAGGACATGGACGGCGGCAAGCTCGTCAAGGTCAAGGCACACACGCGCCGGGCGAGTGGGGGCCGTGTTTGATCCCGCTACCCGAGTTTGTGGATTTGCTGCGCCGGAATTTGGACAAGGAAGCGGAAGGAATTTCAATTCCGCTCCTTAACGGCAACGCAGACAGCTACGAAATCTATTCCAGGGAAACTGGAAGGTTGGCGGGACTAAGAAAAGCTCGCGAGATTATCGACGATTTGGTGAAACGAATAAACGAAGGACGATATGAGTGATTTGTATAGTACGGCTGCCCTGCATCGGATGGCACGTTATGATGCAAAAACCGAAATCTGGAAGTCTCTCGGTGATTTGAGCAGCTTGGACTTGTTTGGGACGCAGCTTGTGCTTGCTCCTTACGTCCACAGCGGCATTATGCTTTCCGCAACTCTGGGTATTCCAGAGACAGAGCGGCTTTCCTGCGAAGCACTCTATGATCTCTACGACAGCGGGCGTGGGTTTCTCAATCCCCAGCTAGCGAAAGAAGATATTTACCAGTCGAAAGTCTACATGGTTGTCAAGATCGGCTCCGAAGTTGATGTTGATGATCCTCGATATGGCGGCGAGCCGCTAAAGGTTGGCGATTGGGTTTTGACCTTGCAGGAGAATACTCGGGCATTGTCACTTTATACGCCCGGCGCGAAACAAAGCCGCGTGTTGAAGGCTATTGGCGTCGATTACACCGGCTGGCCCTGCAAATTCTGCTATGCGGCCGATGTTTATGGCCGCGTCACTGACCCGGACATGGTGGCATAACGATGGATATCGATACTCTCCCGAACCCGGAGACGCTAACCCGCGCTCCTGGTGCCCCTTCGATGGGCACCGACGAGGTTTCGCCCGAAGAAGCTTTGGCTGAAATCAAGGCACAAAAAGAAGCCGCAGAACGCGACCGCGATGCTGAACGTGCTCGGGCGACACAGTTGCAGCGTGAGAACGAAGCAACTCACGCAAAGCTGGCGGAAGCCGGTACACGGGAGGTTTCTGCCCGTGAACAGGCGGTCGATACGGCGATCAAATCGCATGAACTGGCTGCGTCGAATGCGAAGGCTGCGATTGCGTCAGCAACAAGTTCCGGAGATGCCGTAGCGCTATCGGAAGCCATCGATGCGCTGACTGAGGCGAAGTCCAATCTTAAGCTTTTGGGCCAGCAAAAAGAATGGCTCGAAAGCCAGAAAGGCCGCCAGCCAGAGGTTCGCCAGCAACCGCAGGACAGCAGGTTGCGGGTAAAAACTCCTGGCGGTGAGATGCCGGTCGCGCCTGCGGCTAAAGACTGGATGGACGCGCATCCCCGTTTCTACAACGACCCGGCCTATTACAACCACGCTGTTGTCGCGCATGGGATTATCGTTGAAGACGGCATTCAGGAGGGAACGCCCGCGTATTTCCGCGAACTCGATGCCAGAATGACGAAATTCGAGCAATTCGAGGCATTCGAGCGGGGCGAGCATCAACAGAAAGAGACAACTCCCATGAACAACGGTCAGCAGCGCCGCATGCCCGCTTCCGCGATGGGAGCGCCGGTTTCGCGGCAGACCACGCCGCAGAACTACAATCGCGGCGGTCAGGTAGACCCATCCACGATTGCCCGTCATTTCGGCTGCGATGTAGGCGATTTGAAGGAATTTGCCCGCATCAATGGGTACACGAAACAGCGATATCAGGGCGATGAGAATGCGGCTTTTGCGGCGTACCTGAAAGATCAGCAGGAAATCATCGATATTGAACGCTCCGGCGGGGATACCGGGATGCGGGTCGACGGAGTGTATCGATGAACGCTATCTCTGAGCGAGACAAGATCGCTGCCGAGCGTGCCGCTATCGATGAAACGAAGCTGACCGGCGAAGAACGGGTGGCCCTACATCGAAGCCATCGCTCCAGGCTGATCGGCGCGGCGTTCTCTGAACATGCCGGGGCGCATGTTACGGTTGAAATCAACGGCGAGACCGTTTTTGAAAAGGACATTCCCAAGTGAGTGACGAACAGGTACAGGTTGCGCCGCGTCGCACCCTTTCTCCGGAACACAAAGCCAAGATGGCAGCCGGGCGTCAGAAACACATGGCAGAGCGCAGCCGTGGCCGACCGGCATTCCGTGCTGAGCCTGCACCCCTCCCGAGGGAACGACCGCAAGGCTATGACGGAAGCGCCGATCTTGAAGCGTTTATCGATAGCCTGGGGAGTGGTGAACACCTCACCCGCGAAACCTCCAATTCAGCGCATGATTTCGACGTTCCCTTGCAAGGCCGTCGTCCCGGTTGGGATTACCAATGGTTCGCGACACACATCATGGGGCAGGAAGTCGATTCCTCTTATGAGGTGAATGTGCAGCGTGGCTCGTGGTTTCCGGTTCCGGCATCGCATTTCCCGCAGCTCTGCCCGGCAGGTTGGTCCAGATCAACAATCGACCGTCTCGGCATGCGGCTTTATATGCGGCCGATGAGACTCACTGAAGAAGCTCGCGCCGAAAACGAACGTTTCGCACGCGATCAGAAGATGGCGAAGTTGATGCAGGCACAAACCGGCGATACCGGGCGTGAGTTTGCACAGCGGGTCCAGCTTGAAGGCATCAAGACGGAAATCAAACCGCTTTTGTAATTTTCTTCTTGACATTGTTTCGCCGTTGGCGAATATGTCTGTAACGAGTGGCGTTGCCCGGCGTTCGGGCAAACGCAACCCCTCTAAAATCGGCAGCCCAAACCAACGGCGTTCGGCGGTGAGGAGTCTGCGGCAGGAGTGTCCTTGCCGTGACAACCCTTACGCTTGCGCCCTTTGGGCTGCGTCCGGTGCGCGCGCTGCGCCCGGCGGCAAATAACTACAGCGCCAATCTCTATTACATCAAAAAGAGCTACGCGAGCGCGATTGGCTTCGGCGATCTTGTCGAAACCCGCACCGGCGCTGGCAACTACGGTTACGTCGGCATCTACACGGCCGGCGACTCGCATTCGCTTGGCGTGTTTATTGGATGTGAGCCGTATTTTGACACGGTTCTCCAGCAATACGTAAACAAGCAATGGTACGCCGGGAGCGAAAGCCCGGCCGGCGATATCCCGTGTTGGGTTATTGACGACCCGACCGCCGTATTTACGGTTCAGATCGGCGGCACGAACGCATCGAATCCGGGGAATATTCTGGATCGTGGCGGCAATATCGATCTTGCCCAGAATGGCGCGCCAAACACGACTACGGGCATCTCAACCGCATATGCTGATGCGACGACCTACAACAATACCACGGCGACATTGCCGCTGCGGATTGTTGGTGTATCGCAGATGTTCCAGCCTGGATACAACCCGGTAAGCCAATTCTACCTCCCCACTGCCGCTGGGCAGCCCACCAACAACTACATCGATGTAGTGCTCAACACTTCTGAGTACCGCACGAGTACCGGCATCTAAGGGGGGCTGAGCAATGGCTGTTAATACCTCACAAATCCCGGCCCTTCTGCTTCCTGGTGTGCGCAAGATCAAAGGCGATTACGCGCAAATCCCGACGCAATGGTCGCAGATTTTCTCGCAAGGCACTTCCGACCTCCAGGTTGAACGTACCGTTTCGGCTCGATATCTGCCTCTGGCTGGTTTGAAGAACCAAGGCATGCCGACCAACTTCGATAACGGGGCTGGTCAGCGATATGTCTACAACCACATCCATGTGGCGATTGGTCTGGGGTACTCGTTCACCCGAGAGGGTATCGACGATAATCTCTATAAGACGCAGTTCGACCCGACCAATCTCGGTCTGATTAAGTCCTTCCGTCAGACGAAGGAAATCATCGGGGCCGATATCCTGAATACGGGGAATGTCTACAATCCCTCGATTGGCGGTGATCTTGTCGCGTTGTTCTCGACCTCGCATCCGATTGATGGCGGCGTGGTTGCGAACACGCCATCGACGCAGGTTGCTCTGAATGAGGCGACCCTGCTGTCGGCGAATAACACGATCCGTCGCTTCAAGGACAATGCCGGGCTGCTGATTAGCGCACAGGGCAAGAAACTGGTTGTCCCGGTTGAGCTTCGCCATACCGCGATGCGGCTGATGGAAACTCCGCTGCGTGTCGGCACTGCCGACAACGATATCAGTGCCGTGAAGGAAAACCGCGATCTGGCCGATGGCTATATCGCGATGGACTTCCTGACCAGTGCATTGGCGTGGTTCGTGCTCTCGGATCAGGGCGGCTTGATTTACTTGGAGCGCGTCGGTTTCGAGACTTCCATGCAAGTAGATTTCACGACCGACAACCTGCTCGTCAAAGCATATGAGCGTTACTCAATGAGTTACGACGACTGGCGTCTTGGTTACGGAAGCTTCCCGACCTCGTAGTATTTCCAATTTACTTTGGTTTACTGAGATGGTCGAAAAAAGGATTGCCTGATGGGCGCAACGAACTTTTCCGGACCGTTGTTCACGACCGGCGATCTTCAAAATCTGGAGGCATCGCCTGGCGGGGCTATTCAGGTTCCGTTTGCCAATACCGACCGAGGCCCGAGCGGGTTTTTCGAGGGGTATGGGCTGCCGGATGTCCGGTTCAGCTTTTTCCCGTCTGCTGTTCAGGGCAATCCCGGTTCGGTGCCGTGCTTCCTCGCTTCGGCCGATGTCCTTCAGGTCAACACGATCCCGATTACGCACACCACGACCGGTATTGCGGCGGCGCAGAACGTCACCACTAGCACGGCGATGACATTGGTCACGTCGGCGGCGAGTGGCATCACGTTGAATGTGCCAATTATCCCGTTTACCGGTGTCACGCTCAATTCCGGCTCGGTGGTTGCGGCCAACATTGCTTTGGATTGGGGCTTCACTTTCGGAACGGTTACCTCAGGCAGCACAACGGTAGTGGTTGCCGACTCGACCATGTTTACGGTTGGGATGCCGCTGGTGATCGCGCATGTGGGCGACGCTTCCAACGGGGCGCTGCTGACAAATGTGGCGAGCATCACGGATGCGACGCACATCGTTATCACCAACACTCCGTTGGCCTCGAAAAACCCTACTCCGATCGGGACGGGAAATGTTTGGGGGCCGAACGTGCGTGGCTTTCCGACGCCGACCGCGTATCTGCCCTACCTCGCGATGGGGCCGGGTCTGTTTCTTGATCCGCGACAGGCGCTTGGGCGTGGAGTGGTGATTACCTGCAATAACGCCAGCGGCACGGGCGGGGTTATCACTGTTGCTGGTTACGATGTGTTCGGTCAGGCGATGACCGAGGCCATCACGATTGCTCCTGGGTCGTCGCTCTCGGCCTACGGTAAGAAGGCATTCAAGTACATTCAGAGCGCCACGCCGAACTTTACGGACGGCACTTTCACTTACGCTATCGGCACGTCTGACGTGTTCGGGTTTGCCATGCGCGAGGATTACTGCGAGACGACAACGATCTGGTGGGCGGCGGCACTGAATGCGGCAACCACGGGGTTTGTCGCGGCGGACGTGACCTCCCCGGCGACGACCACGACCGGTGATGTCCGGGGCACGATCCAGACAAGT